ACATCTGTCTTATCTTCCCAGTATGCTTTTACAACACCAACCTTTTGAAGAAGTGCATCCTTCATCCAGTCGTGCATGATCTCGAAACCGTTATTGTCTTTATAGAAGATATGGTTTACATACTTGGTTGCTTGGTCAGCTGTTTCTTCGTCACCCTGATTCACTGGCTCAAATACAACTGCATCGTCAGCAGATGTAAATACACGCATGAGTTGTGGTAATGCACCATCAACCACTTCTGCCACTTCACCTGTAACAATCTGAGACTTACCTTCGACTTCATTGCCGTAAGGTTCTCTCATGTAATATTCTAGAGCTTGCTGTCTTTCATCTGTGGTTTCTGTCTCTAGATAACCGATAGCATCATCAATCTCTGCTTCTAGAATACTCTTTAATTTATTGTCATCTGCCATATTTAACCTTTAGAAACTTAATAGTCCGCCTGTTTTTGGATTTATTCTTTTTGTTAATGATTCTGATGGATCAAACTTTTTAGCATTTTTAGCTAATACCAATGCACCGATTTGTATTACTTCATCAGCTTCGCCTACAGGCATACCATCTGCCTTATCGTAAAAATAACCTGCTCTTCTAGGATTCATTCCAACTTGAACCCATTTAGGATTATTCATGTATTTTTCTGCTAGTTTTCTAGCAGCTTCTGGACTGGTATTTTTAAAGTAACCATCCATCGTAGCAAATGGTGACTTAGCACCTCCTTCTGCTACTGCTAATGCTCTGTCACCTGACCCTGTAAATTTAACTTTATCGCCATTTTTACTTATTAAATGTGCAGTCTGACCATAGACTGTTGCATCGTTACCTTCTTTAGTTGCGCCCTTAATACTTGTAGACCAGATACCATAATTATTGTAAGCATTAATATCTAATCTTGATTTAACTTTAGTTCCACTATCTATACTTGCACCAGCACCTAAAATACCTCTGCCCTCTTTCGTTTGTGTTGGCTTAAGTGCCATACCAATATCATCTACAGGTGTTAATTCTGGAACTTTATCAAATCTATTAGGTGGGAAAAACTCCATCACTTTGTCATTATATTGACCATAACTAATATCACCTTGTTTGTAAGCCTCAAAGTATGGTTTTAGTGAGTCAGGCATTGGTGCATTACCAATTCGTTCTGCTTCTGGAATAATTCTGTTCTTTTTAAAGTTAGCTAGTGCTTCTTCTGTAAACTGCGGATAAGCTTTGTTTCCTAATTTAACCATGCCAAGCAATCCACCACCCATCATATCTAACCCTGAACCAATAGCAGTTTCTGGATTCATCATACGATCAACTCTAGTTTTTGCAGCAGATCCTAGTGCGTTCATTGCAGCAGATCCTTCACCTTGCATAAGTAAACCTAATGGTGTCTGAACAAACTTATCTTTTAATACTGTTAAGTCTGGAGCATATTCTTGTGCCAATAACATTTAAACTACCCATGAATTGTTTATGTTTAGTGGTTTATTCCAATCGCTTGAGCCTTCATCTAAACCTACCGCAAGGTATCTGAAAGCATCTGAAGCGTGAGAACACCAATCGTGTACAGGCTTATCAAAGAATACATCTCGTTTATCATCGTATGTTCTACGATAGTTTTGCAGAGCATCTAAGCCTTGTTTTGTTTTTACATCAAACCAGCATCGAGGTAACAACCGTCTCACCGCTTGAATACCATCATCAACTGCTAGTTTTGCTACTACTGTTATTTGTAATCCTGACTCTTCTAACATCTCTTTACGAGACTTACCTGTGCCAAGTTCTCTGACCTGAACATCGTGTGGTAATAAGTGTTCAGCGTGTGTATAGCCGTTATCTCTTATCCAGTTCACATAGTAGTCAAGTCCAACGCCATGATTCTCTACAAAGTCAACTAAATGAATTTCTTTACCGACCACCTGAGCTACCCAGATGGCTGTTGAATCACCCATACCTAAGTCCCATCCAGTAAATGTCTTAGCAATGTTATCGTATTGAACATTGCTGACCTGACCCTTGAGATATAAGTCGTTTATCAATGTACCGTAATAAGCACCTTCAACTGGTGCAGCAAATGAACACTCAAACTCTTGTAAGAACTTTGACTCACCCATTGCCTTGTAAGCAGCATCTAACTCTTCCTGATCTAAGATGCCTGTCTCACTGGATTTAAACTCTAGTAAGTTCCAACCATCGTCTTTAGCGTATGCTTTATCTCTTAATGTCTTGAAGTGGTTAGCACCCTTAGGTGTACCAATAAACATTGCCCAACCTTTTCGGTCTGCTAGAGCTGGTCGGATAACCTCTGTAAATAGATTAGGATTAACATCACCGATCTCATCGATCACTACACCATCTAAGTAGATTCCACGAAGAGAATCAACATTATCAGCACCGTATAAACTGATACGCATCCCCATAAAATCCACTCTAAGCTCTGCAATATTCGCTTTAGCATCTAACGGTCTCGTATATTCTAATAAGTAATCCCAAGCCACTCGTTTAGCTTGGTTATAAGTTGGTGCAATGTAAGCAAATCTAGGGTTAGGTTTGTCACAGTTTAATGCACTATGTATTAATTGATTGATCGCACTCACCGTTTTACCCATCCTACGATGAGCAACGACTACATTAAATCGATGTTCTTCTACAGCTTGGTGAATAATTAACTGTGGGTCTCTAGGTCTATAACCCAGATCAACCTCTTCCTCTAAAACTTCTTCTTCGAGCTCTTCATGCTCTAATGCAAGTTCACTCATCTGACTTTTTTGGAATACCAGTAATAATCTTTAACTGCATTGGAGAATCAGAATCACCAGTAATCTCAGTTGATTGTAAGTCTGGCAAAGATTTCTTTAAAAGTATCTCAATAGCTCTTAATTGTGAAGGTTTTAATTCATCAACTTCTTCGCTAAGTGCATGATTTTGCAGGCGATTTATGAGCTGACTTGTCTGAATTCTAGCTCTAGTTTCTTCTTGATGTTTTTTTCTGATTCTTGCTGCCATTTGTAACTCCTAATAGGGTCATTACTTTCCTTGTTTAAGTTGTTCCATTCGTTCTAGTCTAGCTTCTCTAGACATATATAACCATTGTGCTAAGTCATCGTAGTCTCTACCGCAAGATATACAATGATTGTCCTTCATACGACAGACACCGTTGCAGGGTGAGTCGTCTACCATTTTACTTTGTTAGCCCAGTAGGCTGCTGACATCTTTCCTTTTGCTATGTTCTTAGCGTGTCTTGCTTTAAATGAGTCTGATCGATTTGTTTTCTTCTTATCACCTGTGACACCTTGCTGACCAAACCGAATCGTTTTTACTTGGTCGCCAGACTTAGCGACTACTACATGAGACTTTGTTGGGTGGCTTGGAGTTCTTTTTGGTTTGTTGTAACCGCTTACTCCAGCTCTCTGCAATCTTGAATCTTTCTTCGTCATACACAATCACCTACGCTTTTTAGTAGGTCGCTTAGCCGTTTTGGCTGCTTGTTTGAAGTCTTTAGCTGATGGTCTTGTTTTGCTTCCTTTTGGGGACATTCTTTCTCCGCTTCCAGCTTCAATTCTTTTTCGTTTTGCATGGATGTTTGCATAAAGTCCTCGTTTAGCCATTATTATTTACCTTTGTGCATCTTTTTTTTCTTTTCCATCATCTCCATTTTTTTAGACTCACCTTTTTCGTGTTTCTTTTTAGCCTTTTTAGAGATGTACTTTTCCATTTGTGATTTGTTGTATTCTGTTATAGCCATGTTATTTCCTTTTCTTTTTAGATTTGCCAGCTTTAGATAGTGCGATTGCTATAGCCTGCTTCTGTGGTCTACCTGATTTAATCTCTGCTTTAATATTACTAGAAATAACCTTTTGTGATTTACCTTTTTTTAGCGGCATAAATATTTCCAAATAAAAAAACCCAGACTTTTACATCTGGGTCGTAGGAGGATAGGGGAAAATTGGGCGCAACTTTCCCACCCCCAGATTATACCAAAAGCAGACTAATTAGTCAAGTCTGCTACAGGCATAAGCTTCAAATCCGTATTCTTTAAGCACTTTAGCATACGCATTTGCACCTTTTTCTTTAACATCAATGTTTTGAACGCCAATACCACTAGGATTCCAAACACTAAACACTCTTTTGTAGTCTTGCTTAAATCCAGCCTTTTTCATTTTTCTACCAAGCTTACTGTTACCGTTAATGCCAAAGATTTCAACCCAAGCAAAACCACAACTCCACTTATCTTCCTCGTCCATCTCATTAACCCAGTAATCATTAGCAGCGATGTTAGCTGCTTC